TGGGTAGGACGGAGCACGCGCGAGACGAAATGGACGCCGCTCGGGCGCAGATCATCGCCGACGCGGCGGAGATCCCCGGAGTCTGCGGCGTCCTCGACAAGCGAAACAGGCTGACCCGGCAGACGTGGGCGGAGCCGCACTGGATGACCAGCGATGGCCAGCGGGTGACGGTGACGCGGTACCACGCCGAGGAGTACGCGGACTGCTGGGTGGTCACGGTGGACGAGCATCGGCTGCGGATTGACCGGCTGGTGCCTGCGCAGGGTGATTGACGAGTGGCGATGATTGCGCTTCCGCCGGGCGACGGGGTCGACGACGAGCCGGAGGATGTGGCGATCTCAGCGCGCGAGGCCGAGACGATGCCGGCTCGGGTGATGTTCGTGCGCGAGCTGATGCTGGCCGACCGCTGGCACAAGCGCCTTCTCCCGGTTCTGGCTGGAACATGGGGCCTCTCCGAGGGCCACGTGCGCCACATCAGCGCCGAGGCGTCGAGGGCCAACAAGGCGGCGCTCAACAAGCCGCTCTTGCGGGCGCGCTTCCTCGACAAGCTGGAACGCGCCTACGGGGTAGCAGAGATGGAGCTGGCCTGCGAGCGTGGCAGCCCCGCGAAGGCGTCTGAGGCCATGACCAAGGCCGTTCTCGCGGCTGCGCAGATCAGCGGCGTGGCGACCGAAGAGAAGGCCGTCCCGCACCTGACGATCAACGTCGGTCAGCCGGTGAGTAGCCCCATCATGGATGAGCTGATGGGCGCGGACGAGCCGAAGGCGATCACTGTACATGGCGAACCCGTCCCCGAAGCCGATGCGGCTGTCGTCGTATCAGCGGGAGTGGGTACGCCTTCCGAGGTATCGGACGACGACGACGGGCGAGACGAAGGCGTGGCCGAAGACCCTCCTGAAGGCCCGGAGGATTGGCGGTAGTACCGCGTGCGCCGTTGACGCCGCTAACCTCGCCGCTGGGTACGAGTGGCGCGGCGACACGCTGACCGACGTTCTCCCGATCGACGTCAACGTGGTGAGCGCGACGACCGCGCAGGCCAAGAACGTTCTGGCGGAGATCGGCGACTTCGTCGATCGCGCCAAGGGCCGAGACCCGCGGTACGCCGCGACGGTCAAGGCCACGAGCATCGAGTTTGAGACGGGCGCCACGATTCGCGCGCTGCCGTGCAAGCCGAGTTCGCTGCGCACGTATACGGGCGCGGTCATCTTCGACGAGTTCGCGTTCTACCAGCGCCCCGACGAGGTGTGGGGCGCCGCCAAGAACATTGCGGCCGCGACGCTGAAAGAACCTCGCGGATACCCGCTGATGGCGGTAACGACCCCGTGGACACACGGCGGCTTCCCGCACAAGATTTTCACCGACGATACGCTTGGATTCCAGCGTCAGACCGTCGACATCTACACGGCGAAGGCGGCTGGCTTTCCGATCGACGTGGAGCAGACGCGGGCGGAGTGTGCGCTCGCTGAAATCTTCGCGACGGAGTACGAGTGCCAGTGGCTCAAGGGCGGTGCGTGCTTCTTCGACCCGGAGTTGCTCGTCGGCGCCGAGCGCGAAGAGCTTCCCGAGTCGCTAGCCCGCGAGCCGAGCTTCTACGGAATCGACATCGGGCGCACGAACGACCTGACGTGCATCGTCGAGTGCAAGCGCCTCGGTGACGTGATCTGGATCGTGGGCATCACCGCGCTACGCGGGATGCACATGGATGACCAGCGCGACCGCATCGTGTCGCAGTTGTCGACGGGGAAGCTGGCGCGGTGTCTGATTGACCGCGGCGGCATCGGACGCGACCTGTCCGACCATCTCGAGCGCAAGTGGTCGTCCAAGTGCAAGGGCGTCGACTTCTCGCAGGACAGCAAGGAAGAGTTGGCCGTCACGTTCCGCAAGGAGCTGGAGTCCGGACGCCTTCGCGTGTGGTCCGACGGTGGCGAGAACGCCGACCAGGCTCGCGCGCTGCGGATGGAGCTGACCAGCATCAAGGCGAAGGCCGCGAGCGGCGGGAAGCTGTCGTTTGAGACGCCCCGTACGGTGACGGGCCACGGCGACCGTGCGTGGGCGGCGATGCTCGCGGTAGCCGCCGTGACGCGAACGCAGGCGGTCGATGGTGGGAGCGAACGGTCCAAGGCCCGTCTCCTGGCATCCAACCTGGACACGAGCCCCATCGGAATGTGAACGGGCGTCCGCGCCGGGAGCCCCATGGCACTTTCTGACGACGACTTCACCGCCGCGACGCGGGCCGGTCTCGTGATGCGAGACCCGTTCACGCGGGCCCCAGAAGCGCCCGAAGCGCGCAACGCGCCCTGGCCCGTCAATGACCGCTATCCGGTGGTCATCGGCAGCGGCATCACCCTCCAGTACGTCTCGTCGGTCCTGCGCACCTGCACGACTGGCTACCGGCGCGAGTTTGTCGATCTCCTGAACGAGCTTCTCGAGCGCGACACGCACACGCAAGGCGTTCTCACCTCCCGCATCCAGGCCGTTGCTGGCGGGCGCGTCGAGGTGCTGCCAGCAGATTGCGACGACTCGGAGCGCGAAGACGCCGAGGATGTTGCCAAGCAGGTAGAGGCGGCGCTGCGGCGAATCGTCGACCTGCGCGGGGCCATTGGGTCGCTGCTGTGGGCAATCTACTACGGCGTGTCGGCTGTCGAGGTGTCGTGGACCAACGACGGAATGTGGCGCCCGTCGCGGCTGCACTTCATCCACTCGCGGCGGCTCAACTTCCCGCATCCCGACTCGTGGGGCATTGCGATCTGGGACCAGGGCCAGGTGCGCAGCCTGGACGTCTGGAAGGATCCGACGTCGCGGATGTTCGGAATCAACCCCGCGGACTACCCGGGGAAGTTCATTGTCTTCACGCCGCAGCTTCGCGGCGACTACCCGACGCGCGAGGGCATCGGCCGAAACATCGTCTGGTACATGGCGATGAAGCTCATGGGGATGCGAGGATTCGCGTCCTCTGCCGAGCGATTCGGCAAGCCCTGGGTGCTGGGATACTACGCCACTGGCAACAAGGAATCAGGCCCGCGCGTCGCCAGCAACGACGATATCGAAAGCCTGGACCTAACGGTGCGCGCGCTTGGCGCCGGGACTGCTTCGGCCGCGGCGCTGCCCGACAGCGTCAAGGTGACGATGGAGCGCATCCTGACGGGCGCGAGTGGGGAGAACCCGTTCCACGAGCTCGTCTCGGTGTGCAACGCGGAAATCAGCAAGTCGGTCCTGACGCAGACGCTCACGACCGAGGCCGGCAGCAAAGGAACGCGGGCCCTCGGAGCGGTGCAGGAGCGCGGCGCGATGCGCGTGGCGCAGTCCGATGCCGAGTCGATAGCGGAGTGCCTCCGGTGGCAGCTTGTGGCCACCATCGTCCGCCTCAACTGGCCGGACAAGCTGCACCTGCTTCCGAAGGTCTCGATCATCGTCGAGGACGAGCCGGACCCGAAGAGCCTCGTGGACGTGGCCGCGATCCTTGCTGACCGCGGCGCCCCCGTTGACGCCGACGCGTTGGCGGAGCGCGTGGGCATCCCGCTTGTGTCGCGCGACGCCACCAACGGGCGGCGGCTCGTGCCGCTATCCCCGGTGGCCGTGCGCGACCTCGAGGCGCTGAACGCTGGCGAGAACCTGACTCCAGAGGAGTCAGCGGCGGCACCAGGCGAGCCCCAGGCGGCTCCCGAAGACGAGCAGGACACCAAGGCCGAAGACGCGACGGAAGAGCCCGTCAAGCCGGCTCTGAACTGAGGAAACGATCATGGCGACCATTACCACCATCGACGCGCAGGTCATCGGCGCGAACACGCAAGCGCTGTGCGACGCCGTGGCGACCCTCTCCACCGAGGCGAACGGCGCCGCGTCTGGCGATGCGATTGCCACCCACACCAAGGCGGCAGTGGACGGCGCGGCTGGCACCACGACCGCGGAGTTCGCGTTCGGGCTGGTCAACGGAACGTTCACCATCGGCGCGATCAAGCTCTCGCCGGGTGCGTCGCTGACCGCGAACGATACCGACTATGCGACGATCACCATCGCGCGTCGGCGGGCCGGGGCGTCCACCACGCTCGCCACGATGACCACCAAGATAACGGGTGGCTCCGGCAACTGGACCGCGTGGGTCCCGCTCTCGTTCACGCTGAGCGCGTCGGCGCTGGCCGCTGGTGACGTACTGACGTTCGCGATTGCGAAGTCGGGAAGCGGCGTGGCCGTTCCCCCGCTCGTCATCTCCGTCTTCCCGGCGTTAGCCCATGGCCTACGTCATCGACGGCTCGCTGAAGCCTGGTCTCTGGACCAAGGCCCGGTCGGCTACCGCCATCATCGCCGCGGACAACGCGACCCTGTCGGACGCGAACTACCCGACGACGGTGGATGGCACGACGGGCGGGCCGATCGACTGTACGGGGTGGGATACCATCCTCGTCAAGGTCAACATCACGGCGGGCACCAACCCGACGATGACGCTCGAGGCGCTGTTCCGTGATGCGGAGGCAGCGGACAACGCGCGGTGGGCCCGACGAGTGAACGCCTCGGGCGCCATCACCACGCCGGCTCTGGCCTCGGACGCCTCGGAAGCTGAGCTGTACGTCGATGGCTGGCCGCTCGTGTTCCTGCGCATCAGCGCAGTGGCCAACGCGACCAGCACGACGGCCTGGAAGATTTTCGCGCGACCGGGCCGACGCTCGACGTCGCGTCCACTCGTGGGGTTGTGACCATGACCGTTACCAAGATGGACCTGGGCACCGCCGACGTGCACCAGCCGGGAGCGATGCGCCCTGCGCCGAACCGGAAGGCGCGTCGGAAGGCGGCCAAGGGCACCAAGGGCCCGAAGCGCGGGATGCGCCTGACCATCGATCACCCGCAACACGGGCGCTTCGAGATTCGGCACATGAACGACGGCTCGGCGTGGGGCCAAGGCGATGGCGTGGAGATCGACTCCGCGTTGCTGGCCGACAAGGGCTCGCCCGCTGTCTGGATTCAGCTCGCGAAGGTGGGGCACTTCCGCGGACACGCGGCCGGCGAGTTCTCGCTGACGCCGCAGACGTTCACGGAGATCGTCGCCAACTTCCGCGCCACGGCGAACCGCCGCATCCCGATCGACTTCGAGCACGCGTCCGAGCAGGACCCGACCGAGGGCAGCATCCCCGTTGCCGGCGCTCCCGCGCAGGGCTGGATCGTCGACCTCGACAACCGCGGCGAAGGCGGCCTGTGGGGCCTCGTTGAGTGGGGCGCGCTGGCCCGCGAATACATCAAGGCGGGGCAGTATCGGTTCTTCTCTCCGGCCATCCGGTTCGGTGCCAAGGACCGCGTGACGGGCAAGCCGGTGGGCGCCCGCATGACGAGTGGTGCGCTCACGAATAACCCATTCCTCGACGGCCTGAAGCCGCTGGCCGCGAAGGACGCCGGAGAGGCGCCGTTGACGCTCTCCTCCTACTCCACGCACGAGTACATGCCGCGTATCAAGGCGGCGCTGTCCATGCACCCGCTGGCCTCCGCCGCGGCGTGCAAGTCGTGCCTTTCCGACCTTCGCGACATGGTCGCACGCGGCGGCGCTGGCACCGTGGACGGCGTCGATCTGATGAATCACCTGGGGCCGCTTCGGTCCCTGGCGAACCTGCCGGCTCACGCGACGTGGCCCGAGATCATCGACGTGATCGAGGCGCTGATCGACGCGGCAATGGACCAGCACCTGGAAGAGATGCACCCGGCCGATTCCGAAGAGGAAGAGGACGAGGAAGAGGAAGCCGAGATGGCTGACACCCCCGCGGCCGGCGGCCAGCCGATTGCCGCCAACGAGACTCAAGGCGCGAAGAGCGCGACGGAGAAAACCCCCATGTCCAATCCCGACGAAGTGACTGCACTTTCGGCGCGCGTTGCGGACCTCGAGAAGGACAAGGCGGGCATCAACGCCAAGGCCCTCCGCTTCGAGGCCGAGAACGCTGCGCTCTCCACCAACCTCTCCGACGCCGAGGCGAAGATCGCCAAGCTCGAGAGCGAGAACCGTGCGCTCCGCGACACCCACGCGAAGTGGGAATCGCAGGCGGCCGAGCACGACGTCGACGAGGCCATCGCGAACGCGAAGGGGACCAAGTTCGAGGGCGTGTTCTGCTCGGATCGCCGGTCCACGCTGGTCGATTGGCGCAAGTCGCAGCCCGCGATCTTCGCCGCGTCCGTTCCCCCGAAGGTGGACGCCGACAAGCGCCACCTGATGCGCGACATCGCCACGGGCCCGGGGCGCGACGCTCCGCAGGCCCAGGCGCGCGAGACCTTCCCCGCGACGGTCCAGCGCCTGATGTCCGAAGAGAAGCTCTCCTACGAGGCTGCCTTCAACAAGGCCAATCGCCTCCGAAAGGCGGTCTGAACCATGGCAACCGATTTCCAGTACTGCCGGTCGCCCGTCGTCGGCGGTGAGTACGGCGTCAAGTCGTACAGCACCACGCTTGCGGCGGCCCTCGTCGTTAAGCTCGACACCAGCAACAAGGAGTCGGGCGCGAGCCCGGCCGGCGTCGTCGTCACCGCGGCCTCCACGGACATGCCCTTCGGCGTAACCGTCGAGTCGTTCGCGTCGGGCGGCACGGGGCGCGTGCAGTGCTACGGCATTGCCGTTTGCACTGCGGGCGCTGCCATCACCGCAGGTGATGTCGTGATGCCGACGAGCTCGGGCAAGGTCATCACCCAGACCTCGGCGAAGCCGCAGGTGGGAATCGCTCTCCACGACGCGGCTGCCGACGGCGATCCGGTGCGCGTGCTCCTTCAGATCGCGAAGAACGCCTTACGGCGCCGGAGACCACAACATGGCACCCAAGAACGTCGTCCGCCTTTCGGACTCCGACAAGGATTTCCCGGGCGGGATGCTGGACCTCACCGACGGTCGCGTTTTCGACGCAGCCGGCAACACCATCGGCCGCATGACGCCAGTGGACGAGGACATGTCGGCTCTGGCCGACTACACCGCCTCGCTCGCGTATAGCGAGATGGCGAAGCAGGCCCGCCGGCCGGTCACCATGCGTGACGGCTTCGGCGGCGAGCGGCTGGTCGCGATGGATCTCGGCACGTCCGACGTCCACCAGGCCGCGCCGCTCTCCAACTACGCCGCGGGCTATCAGCTCAGCGACGGCGTGGCCGACATCGCGTGTCCCGTCCTCGTCGTCGGTAAGGACACGGACAAGTACTACACGTGGGACAAGGAGAACGCGTTCAAGCGCGTTCAGCCCACGAGCGGCGCAAACGGCGGCGCGGTGCCCGAGGTCAATCCGACCCTGAGCAACACGAGCTACCAGACCGTGCCGTACGCCCTCGGCGCGTTCCTGCCGACCGAGACCATCGCAAACGCGGATTCCCCCCTGCGTCCGGAGATGGCGGCGGTCAAGCGCGTGATGAACGCCCTTCGCCTTGAGCGCGAGATCCGCGTCGCCACGCTGCTCACCACGAGCGGCAACTGGGATTCGACGCTGTACACGAACCTCGGCGCCACGGCGAAGTGGAACGGCGGCAGCACGTCGGATCCGATCAAGGATCTGCACACCATCATCGAGAACTCCTACATGCCCGTCACTGGCATCGTGTGGAGCGAGCGGGTGGAGCACGACTTCGTTCGCAACGCGCAGGTGCAGAAGTACCTGTACGCCAAGGACGGCCCCGCGCCGACGCCGTCGGGCATGGAGCTGTCGAGCATCTTCAAGCTTCCGCCGATCCACACGGCGAAGATGAAGTACATCGCGAGCTCGGCGCTCACGTACGTCTGGGGCAACAGCGTCGTGCTGCTGCACCAGCCTCCGTCGATTCCCCCGCAGGACCAGGAGGACGCCGCCACCGCGCTCACGTTCCGCTGGAACGGCGGGCAGACGTCGGACGGCTCGATGGTCTCGGGCTGGCTCGTGCGGAAGTTCTTCATGCAGGACCGCGGCGGGCGCGGCGGCCAGAAGCTCGTCGTCGCCCACAACGACGTCGAGAAGATGACCAGCGCGTACGTCGGCGGCCTCATCGCTGGGGCGCACCAGTGAGCGAGAAGGGCAAGGCGCCGGCATCGGCCGGCGCTGCCCCCGCTCCGGCTCCCGAGCCGCAGGCCGAGGTGTTCGTGGCGCTGTGCCGTGTCGCTTGCGCAGGCAAGGACGGACGGCGCCTCGACATCGAGGCAGGCGACGTCGTGGAGGCTTGCGACGAGGACATGCTCTCGCTCCTCGAGACGGGCGCGATCGAAAAGCGGAAGTGAATGGCGTACGTCGCGCTATCGGACATTGAAGACGCCGTGGGCGCGTCCGCCGTTCTCGCTTGCTTCGATGACGATAACGACGGCGTGGCCGACGCTACGCCCGTAGCGGCCGTCATCGCTCGCGCTGGCGCATGGGTCGACTCGTACATGTCCCGGGCCTACCCAGGCACGTACCCGCTCGCCACAACGCCCGCAGAGGTCAAGGAAGCGGCCCTCTTCCACGCCATCGCGCGCATGTACGACCGGAAGCCGGAGTACGTCCGTACGACGGGAGACGGCGCACGCGTCAACTATCGAGAGATGGGCGACGCGCTCCTGCGGAACCTCGTCGCTGGCGTCCAGGCCATCACGGAGACGACGCCCGCGCAAGGCCACGGTCCAGCGGGCGGCATCGTCACCACGACGGGGCCGCGCCTGATGATCGATTCGCCAGACGGCACGAGTAACGGGGGCGACTTCTGATGTACTCGATCCGCGCCACCATCGAGCCGCTCCTGCGCTTCGGGCGCACCGTCGAGCGCCTTTCCGATAAGGCCGCTGCCGATACGGCGATGGCCACGTTGCGGCGCCTGCGGAAGGGCACGTACTGGAAGAGCCGCACCGGCGCGCTCTCCAGGTCGTTCGCCCGCGAGAAGAAGGGCACCGCGTTCTACGTGGTGGCATCCAGTAGCCCCGTGGCGGCGTTTCTCGACAAGGGCACGCGTGCCCATACCATCGAGGCGAAGAACGCCAAGGCGTTGCGGTTCCGCGCCAACGGTAGCATCCGCTTCGCGAAGCGCGTTCACCACCCAGGCACGAAGGCCATCTACTTCGAGGCCATGGAGCAGGTCGTCGGCTCCGCCGCGCTCGCCGCCGCGGCTGAGGCTGCAGTCCAGCGCGCCGCCGCGGGGGCGTGATGGGCATCATCTTCGGCGGGATCCGATTCCCGCTCTCAGCGGCCACGCCGACGGTCAACGTCGCCGACCCGTGGCTCGCGCGGGCGCTGCCGTTCTGGCAGCAGTGCATCAAGACGTACATCGCGGACGCGTACCAAGCTGCCTACCCCGGTAGCAAAACGGGCCCGTGCGCGAAGACGGTGTCATGCGACCCTGTTCCGTTTCTGGATACGGTGGTCCTGCCGGCGCCGTTGCTCGCGGTTTTTCCGACCGGCGGCAGCATGGCGCGGCAGACGTTGGAGCGTGACCAGATCACGACAGACTACCGCGTTTGCTACGTGCTCCCAGCGGCCACGTTCGACACGCTCGACCGCGTTACGCCGCTCCTGTGGGCCGTCTACGTGCTGCTCGTGGGCGTGACAGAGAAGCAATCCGACGACAGCTACCAGAGTGGCGCCCGCGTCTGGCACGAAGCCGGAACGGATGACGTCGTCTGGCAGGACTACGAGATCGGGTTTCTCGAGGACGAGAAGCGCGCCGGGCACTTCATGCCGGCTCTGATGGCCACGGTTCGCGTGCGCATCGGCGACGAATACGACGACACGGACGCAACGGCGTTCGCTGGCCACAACGCGGCCGTCGGGATTGGCGACAACATCGCCGGAATCCTGGACGACGCGATCGAAATCGAAACGACCGTCTGACCAAGACGGCACGGAGACAACCAATGGCGAAGATTTTCGAGCTGCGGCTTCGCGGCGTCGAGGGCGTCGACGTGCCCAATCCGTTCACGGGCGGTCGCGGGCGAGTCGGCAAGAGCTACGACGCGGACGCGGAGGCGTGGAAGCTGACCGGCGACGACGTGCTGCGCGTCAGCAAGTCGGAACTGGCCGCGCATCGCAAGAGCCTCGTCGATGCCATCTCGCTCGGCGAGCTCGTGGCCTGCGACAAGGCCACCGCAGACGTACTCGGCGTGCCGCTCAAGGCAGCGCCGATTCCCCCCAAGGCAAAGGGCGAGGGCTGATCCATGACCGTCAACATTCCCCTTACGGGCATCGATCCGACGTCCCCCATTCCCGGCAGCTATGCCGAGTTCAAGGTCGCGCAGGGCGACTCCAGCGGTCAGGGCGGGCCGACCAAGCTACTAATCCTCGCACCGAAGACCTCGGCGGGGACGCTCACCGTCGACACGCAGATCGGCGGGCCGTACACGCTGGCCAGCGATGTCATCACCGCGACGGGCGCAGGCTCGCCCGCGCATCGCATGTGGCGGAAGTTCTTCGCCACGGCACCGGCCAGCCAGGTCCAGGTCTACATCCTGTGTCCCACGGCGGCGACGGGCACGGCGGCCATCGACGAGGTCACCTTCGCGTTCACCACGGGTTCCAACCCGACGGCGGCCGGCGTCGCCACGGTGACGATCTGCGGCGTGCCGTGCTCGTACGCATACAACACGAGCGACACGGCCACGACCATCGCGGCGGGCGTCAAGAACGCCATCAATCAGCACACGGAGCTTCCGGTCACCGCGACCAACGCAAGCGGCGTGCTGACCATCACCGGCAAGATCACCGGAACGGAACTGAACAGCATCCGCTTCCGCGCGTCGGTCACCGCGTCCACCAACGTCACCGCGACGGTGTCCGCGGACACGGCGATCGGGACCTCGGGAGCGGGTGCAGGCGCTGCCATCGGAACGGGCACCATCTCGCTCACGGCGGCGCTGGCGACGATGCTCGGCACCAAGTTCGACTACATCGTGTCGCACGTCCAGGAGTCCGCTCCGATGGACGCGGTCATGGACCAGGTCGAGACGCAGGCGCTGCCGGCGACCGGCTTCCTCCAGCAGGTCATCTTCGGATCGGCTCTGTCCGTGTCGGCGGCGACCACGCTGGCGTCCGGAAGCTCTCTCAACCGCTTCCAGGGCCAGCTGGTGCAGCAGAAGGAATCGCCGGAAGAGCACTACCTGCTCGCCGCTGATGCGGCTGCGGTGCGGACGCTGTTCGAGATCCCCGACCCCTCGTACAACTTCAACATGTACGGTACCAAGCCGGGACAGGTGAACCCGTTCAGCGCGCCGTACAACGCGTCGGCGGCGCCCACCACGTCGGACCTGACGTCGATGCTGTCCAACGGCGTGACTCCGATCGGCGTCGCGCCCAACGGCACGGCGTGCATCGTGCGAAGCATCACCACGCGGTGCAAGGACGGCAGCGGGAACTACGACTACCGCGCGCGCAACACCAACATCGTCACCACGGGCATCCGGTTCACGAACCAGCTTCGCACCATCCTGGCGCAGCGGTCGTGGACGAAGATCACCGAGGACCCGGCGGACACCACGGGCAAGCAGCCGGACGCCCTGTTCGCCACCCCGAAGCGCGTCAAGAGCACGGTGGAAACGCTGGTTCGCGACTACGTCGACGCCGGATGGCTGGACCCCGCGAAGGAGTCCACCATCATCGCGAGCATCGTCACGGGCGTGAACAGCGTGTCCGCCAACCGCATGGACACGTCGCTCCCGCTGTTCTCGGCCGTCTGGCTGAACGCGTACGCAACGCTGGTGAACGAGTCCTCGCCGTCGCTCTGATCGCAATCGCGCGGCGCATTCGCTCGCGCTTCTGACTGGCCCTGGCGGGCGCGTTTTCCCTCCCTCGAACGCACCGCCAGGGCCTTCTTTTTACCCAAAGACGAGGCCGTCATGGCTCTGCAAAAGTTCGAAAAGGGCGCCATCTTCGTGGACGGCGCGCTGGTGGCCATGGCCACGTCCTGCTCGCTCGATCACGACCCGAAGCTCAACCCAATCGAGACGATGCAGCTCGGCTTCGCCGGCGTCTCTCCCGGGTCCGAGATGACCACGCTGGAGCTCGCGAGCGCCGTGCCCGTCGCGGGCATGGAGATCGACTTCCTCGACAAGATGCAGAGCATCAAGGTCGTGGAGGTGACGCTCTTCGCGCACTCCCAGAAGACGACCTTCAAGGGTTTCGTCAGCAAGTGCTCGCAGAAGTACGGCGTGAACCAGGCGGCGGAGTTCTCGATCACGATGATCGGGTCGCCGGTGAAGCCGTCGACGCTGTTACCGAAGAGAGGGAGACAGAATG